AGGAATGTGTCCTTGTCGCACAAAGCTTGGTTTATAGCGGTAACCAGTACTTGTTCAATCTGGCTTTCCGGCACCGTTCGAGCATCGCAGAACAGGCCGGTGTTTTCCAAGCGGCTGACGCACCGCCAGACCACAGATTTTTTGCCACGGTTGTTCCAGTGAACCCGACGGAACACCTCGCCGCAGTTGCCACAAATAATCATCTGGGCAAAGCAGTGGTTGCTGCTGAAAGTTCTGTTTTTCCCATTCGGGCTGGTGTGGACGATTCGGCGGCGGATAAGCTCCTCCTGCACCTGCATGAAAATTCCACGCGGGATGATCGCCTCGTGGCTGTTTTCCACATAGTATTGCGGAACAAGGCCGTTATTTTTAACCCGCTTTTTCGTGAGGAAGTCAACGGTATAGGTTTTCTGCAGCAGGGCATCGCCGATGTATTTCTCATTTCGCAAAATCTGGTTCACGTTGCTGGTATGCCATCTTTCCTTACCAGCGCCGTTCATGATGCCGTCCGCTTCCAGACCACGGGCAATTTTAAGCATGCTGGCACCTTCGAGGTATTCCCTGTATATGCGCTTTACAATTTCGGCTTCCTCGGGAACAATAATTAGTTTCTTTTTTTCATTCTTGGTATAACCGAGAAATCGAGCATAATTAACTTGAATTTCACCTTGTTGGTAGCGATATTGCAGGCCCAGCTTCACGTTCTGGCTCAAAGATTGGCTTTCCTGTTGAGCAAGGGACGCCATAATGGTGAGCATAATCTCGCCTTTGGAATCCATGCTATCGATATTCTCCTTTTCAAAATATACGGGGATATTCTTCTCTTTCAGCTTTCTGATATAATTCAGGCAATCTACCGTGTTTCTAGCAAAACGGCTGATTGACTTGGTAATTACTTTATCAATTTTATCTGCCATACAGTCGTCAATCATGCGGTTAAATTCATCACGCTTTTTCGTGTTGGTTCCACTAATGCCGTCGTCCGCATAAATGCCCGCAAGTGTCCAGTCCGGGTGACTGTTTATATATGAGGTATAGTGTGATATTTGTGCGTCATAACTGGTTTCCTGTTCATCGCTATCAGTGGAAACGCGGCAGTAGGCGGCAACACGCAGTTTCGGATTTTCTTCGTCGCTCTTTGGCAACCCTGCTTTTTTTCTTGCTGGAAGTAGTGTAACAGTCATTTTTTCTTCCATTTACTGTTCCTCACTTTCTATCAGGCTATAAGCATATTCTGCCTGCTGGAACGGATCGTCAAACCGTTCTGTGCCTTTGATGGCGCGGAAGGAAGTGGGAAAGACTACTTCAGGTTCTTGTTTTGGTTCACGGATACGGCCGAGCTTTTCTGCTCGTCTGATGCGTTCCGCTTCTGCAGCCTCAAAAGTGTCGGGGCGGATAATCGCTGGATAATATTCGTCACCAAGATAACGTCTATTCTGAAGCATTCTGCCTATTCCCGAGTGAAATGCTTTTATATCAGCTTTCTTTGTAGCTGTTGCTAACGAATCGCCGCTCAGATAGGACTGAAATAATGTTTTTATCCGCTCGGCAGCTTGTTCATCAATTACGGCTTTTCCGTTTATAATCCGGTAGCCATATGGAGTGTGTCCCATTTATCTCTCCAACCTTTCTTTCAGCGTAATGCCACATTTTAATTGAAACCCGATTTCTGTTCGGGAATATACTAGAATCCGTTCAATAAAGCGGGTAAACAGTTCTCCGTCAAAACCCTTCAGCATTGCCGCCTTTGTAGCGTATTGCAGGAGTTCGCTTACCTCATGCAGGTTAATATTGTCGCTGTTTATGAAGCGGGATATGGATTCTTTCTGGCGCTGTATGCGCTCGGCTTCCTGCAGAAGTTCATTATTTCCCTTATTGTAAACAGCAGGCTCAAGGTAGCCACGGGTCTGTAGTGTAACCAGCACCTTTCGCTGTTCCGCGTTTTCTTCGAGCTTTTTATCGAGGGCATGCAGCTTTGCCACACTGTCTTCGGAATTTATTCCGCGAAGGCCTATCAGTAGGGGCTTTAAAACAACTTGATGACCAAATATGAGCTTGTTTATCATAGTAACAAACGCATATTCAAAATCGGACCCCGGAATGTATTTCATGGAGCATTTCTTGGCGTCCGTTATATGATTGGTACAGCACCAGGCAATATTATGCCTGCCGGTAGAATGTATACGACGCTTGAATTTACCGCCGCACTGACCGCAGATGATTTTGCCTGAAAACGGGTATCGGTTCTGATACTTATCCTGATATTTATCCACATTTTTTTCTTTACAATGCTGTTCGATTATAGCCTGTGCGGCATCAAAATCCTCACGGCTGATAATCGCATCATGATGATTTTTAATCAGAAACTGGTCCTTTTCACCGTAATTGTAGTGGCGGTTAAAGGAATCATCGGTATAGGTTTTTTGGAAAATGGTATCGCCCGTATATTTTTCGTTACCGACCATCCCTCGAATTGTAGTTGCCGTCCAGTGACCGCTTTTCTTTGATGGAACGCCCCTACAATTCAAATAATCGGCAATTTTACCAGTACCTTTGCCTGACAAGATTTCAGCAAAAATAAATCTCACTATTTCTGCTTGGGATTCGTTTATAACTAACTTTCCATCAACGCTATCATAGCCATAAGGTGGATAGGAGATCTTGAATGTGCCGTTTTGAAACCTACGCTTTGCCGACCATTTGTTGTTTTCAGCAATGGAGACCGACTCACTTTCAGCCAGTCCACTCAGGATTGACAGCATAAGTTCGCTTTCCATTGATCCGGTGTTTATATTTTCTTTCTCGAAATAAATGAAAACACCAATAGCAAGCAGCTTCCTCACCAGTTCCAGACAGTCTGTTGTGTTTCGGGCAAATCGGCTGATTGACTTGGTAACAATTAAGTCGATTTTCTTGTCCTCACAATCCGCAATCATACGAAGCAGCTCGTGGCGCTTTTCTTTTTTTGTTCCGGAAACTCCCTCGTCGCAATAAATACCAGAATATTGCCATTCTGGATTTGCTTTGATGTAGGATTCGTAGTGTTTAATTTGTGTATCCAGGCTTTCCAGCTGTGCATCACTATCGGTGGAAACACGACAGTAAGCCGCAACCCGCATCTTGGAGCGTTCTGTAAAATCTGATTTGTTTTCAGCAATTTTAGTTATCTTTTTCAATTTCTCGCCTCCTTGTCATCATACATGTTACCTCTAAATTTCAGTAATATCAACGATTTACGGGCATAATCTGAGCCAGTGCTGGTGAGAAAGATTCGCGGTTTAATGCAGTTATCTTGTTGAATTCTAACAAGGAAATAAGTCCATTTTGAAGCATAGCTTCGAGCGTGCGCTGTGCCCTAAAATAATCCACCTCACGCTGTAATTGCTCCTGTGAAACAGGCTTCTTTACATAATTGATTTCTGATTCTATATCAGTAATATCGGCCATATATTTTTCCTCCAGTCTAAGAATCTCTGTCCTCACAACTCACTGGAAGATTTCAGGCCGCTTGGACGAAAAAAGAGCAAAAAAATATTGCCCATCAAAGAAATAATCTTCGATGAGCAATAAATTGTTTGTTATTCAGTTTTTATATATGCATCCTTAAACCCGGCCGCCTTTACTCTTTCAAGCATACCCTCTGCATTAGCTTTATCTGAAAACGCACCAACTTGAACTCGATAAAGCTTACCAGATGTTACAGGAGCAAGCTTTGCTTTAACATCCGCACGGAAAGTATCCATACTCTTGCCAAACTTCGGAAACCAATGCATAACATCAGCATGATTTGAAGCAATACCAAGCTTATGCCCTTCACTATGACATAGTATATCCTTCTGCGTTAAATTAAATTTCTTGCAAAGAAAAGCGCAAAGCTCCACCGCTTCCTTGTAAACAGCATTAAAATATGAAGCATCGGTTAAACCATCCTCACAGATTTCAAACCCTATATAATCATTATTTGCAGAACCACCAGCATGCCATCCCCTATAATTCCACGGTAAAGTCTGATAAGTGGCAATGGAACCGTCCTTTAATTTTCCAATAAAAGCATGCACACAAATATATCTGCCATCAGGCGTGTATTGATTCCAGTGGTTGTTATATTTGTTTTTCCCCAATAAGCCATCATCAGGACCAACGTAGCGTTTAAGATTTGGATTATTTGCTCCGGTGGAATGAACCATAATGCCTTTAGGAATTATGGTTTTGCCTGCCTTAAAACAAGCATTGTTTGTTAAAATAAGTTCTTTTAAATTCATTTCATGCACCTCTATTCAAACGGATTATCCGTCGCCAGAGCAACTGGATATAAATGATAGGTAAACTTCAAATCGCAATAAGCACTTGACGATGTGCTATTACTACCCATGCGGATATACAAGCCATAACCGGTGGGAATTCTGCTCTGGCGCAATTCAATATGCACATGTGTTGCATCACCAGTGCTGTTAAAACCAACAGGCGTGCTGCGTGAAATTCTGATAAAATTAACTTCATCATTGGAAATGTACAGGTCAACCTCTTTCTCGCTTGTGTCCGACTGACGACATAGGGTTAATAAATGACAGTCATAGGTTGTTTCAGGATAAATCGGACCGCCCTGACCGCCGATAACAACGCTGCTAATAGGCAATACAGTATGCAAAGGCCCTCTGACACTGTTGATACCACCTGTTCCTAAAGCATTTCCCGACAGGACATATCTTAAAAAACTTGATCTTGAAAATCCATTAATAGTTGCTGTTGCGGTTGTTGTTAAAGGAATTGCAGTAGTTATATTTTCAGCTCTTTCCAATACAAAAAGGCTCTCTCCCGAAGCAACTGTTGTATCACCAATAGAAAATCTTTGACTGGTCCAGTAGCTAGTACAGAACGGGTTTGCTCCAGTTCCTGCCCCATAGGCAATATTTAATTCGTCCTGACCACCTCTTGTGGCTTCAGCGAGCTTCTGAACAGTTTCACGCAGTGTGCTTTGAATTAATATCTGCACATTATTTATCGCCGGAGTTCCTAAAGATGCAACAAATATATAGGCCACCGTGCCAATTACTACATTGTCCCCTGTTGATATGTTAGTAAATGTTATTGAAGCTCTACGGCTTGTCATATCAGGAATCGGGTGCATGTGATTTAATAAAATACCAGTTTTTTTGTATAAATTATCACGCGTATCTTCAATTAACTCGTGTGTTGTATTTAAAAGAGCATAATTATCTATTAACAGGCTATTTATTGTGTTTAACAAATCAGAATTACCTTCAACCATGTCATGAGTGGTATTTAAGAGCGTGTAATTATCATCTAACAGATTATAAATCCGATTTAGCATACTATTTATATTATCAATATCTAAATCAGCCAAGGCCGAAAGCACCTGATTAAGCCATTCCTGAGCGGGAGGTTCAGGTGGATTGACAATACCATCAACAAGAGCATCTTCAACTACTGTTAGTATTTGAACGCTTTTCCCGACCACATCACCGTAAGTTACCCGTATTTCCAAACGTCCGACACCCACAAGCAAGGTGTCGGTGGCACTTGGTGACCAGGTAAGGACATTGTCCGCATAGCTAGTTATCACAGGGTATGCAACGCCATCAGGCCTTTTGTAAATTGCATTTAAGGCAATACTTGGGTATTTATCCTCCAATAATCTTGACACATCAAACTCAATATTACGGTAATAGTGCTCACCACGCCTGCCGATGAACACTGTTACCGCTTTTGTTAAATCAACCATTTTTCATCACCGTCTTTATCAGAACCGTGTAGTTGCTCTAAAACTGCCTTTAGTTTTT